TCTAAAACCAGTTTTTCAATAAGATCCTTATGCTTGCCTTCTTCTAGTGAATCAGAAGGACCAGTTATGTCGAATAGCTGTTCAACTTTCCTAGAAAATTGGTCATGGCTCATATCCTGTATCCTCTTTAGATCCGTAGATCCCTGACTTCTTAAACTACAGAAGAAGGGGTGGACAGACATCGATTCTGCAATAAACTCAAACCCAGCAAAGCCGGAAAACTTGAATTTCGCGAGATTCGATAGTTTCTCCCACGCTCTCTCATTCTTCCTTAGCATCTTAATCTGCTTACTCCTTATATCTTTGTTCTCATTAGAAACAAACGATGGAGTTAGGTAGTAAGCTGCCGTATCAAGAAAACTAAAGACATCAGACTGCGATACCTTAATCGCAGCCCCAAGGACCCATGCTTCATCATCAATCTGTGTAACAAATCGAAGATTAGCACGAAAACCCTTATTCTGAAACCACACATCACGAGAAATCACTGGATTATCTCCTGGAACCTTTCCATAAGGTAGTTTTAAAACATTATTCATCAGAAGACGAACACATTTTAAATCTAACTCTGAAGGCCCAATGCGAAGACGACGTTTAACCCCATCTCGTCGACTAGTCATTTCGTACTCAAAGAAATTAAATTCCCGAGCACTATTAACTAGTTGAGAGGAAAAAGGTAACACCTCCTCTTCCCCGTTCACCTGAACGAGGGGACACATCCCAAGCCCACCTAAGGACTCTGGCACATACCAAGGAACAGTAATTCCTTTGAGTATTGCCCAATGATTCTGGACGAAAAGAATATGTGTCTTAACCCTAATAGAGCTAGGACACGATTTCATTAAGTCCCGATGACGTGAACCAATAGTTGAGTCAAATAAGCTATCCGCAGACTGAACTGCATCCTTCTTACCTAACACACCTTCGGAACGAGAAAGTCCTTTCACCAAACCCATATTTACATAAGGGTGCTCTATTATTTGTTGCTCACTATCCTCACAAGTGTAGGATGTGGAATTAATGTTAAGGTAAGTGTCCGAGAAATAAACTTTACCTATCGATGGTTCAAGACCACCAAGTAGGGCGAGTTTATTCCAACAGTCACGAACTCTATCATTACAACGAAGTAGAGCGTCATCTCCATTAATCATTAACGGAATCTGACTAAGGAGAAATGGTTTCCCCATTCCGATCTCGTATGCTCTGCGACACACAGCCGCATTAACAATACAAAGAATTGGAAAGCTCACGATTGAACCCATTAACTGACCCCACACCTGCTCCTTTATCTCCGGAGCCTCATCAGGAAACATCTTATTCTTAGGTTTAAGAATAGAGTGACCAGTCAGGGCTTTTAGAAATAAAGTCTGCAAATCCTTAGGAATCCCGGTAGCCGTACAAATTGCATTTGCACAGGATCGAGATAATATAGGATTAAGCATGTCGGTAGCAGCAGAATAATCAACGGAAAGAAACTTTCCGGAAAACTGCTTAAATGAGTCCAATATATCTTTAGAATTTGCAGGTTTCCCTATAAATTTAAAGACATTATGGCGCCTTAAAACACCATGCATGAACTTCTGAATTGGTTTCAGACAAAAGTAAGTTAAAGGAGGACCTTTGGAGATCACTCGCACCTTGAGAGCTTCAGATAAGCCAACAAGTTCTACTTTACAGGGTTCATTAAACGCTTTGTTACGAACTGTCTCATAAACACTACGATAGACAGATTTAACAAGATATTCAAATTTCGGATTTAACTCGTACTCAGGAATATTATCTTGTTCTCTCTGCTCCTCCTTGGTGTAGTTAAATATGTTCCCCTGATAATCCTCTGAAGAGATCAAGTCACGAAGAATTGGTCGATCAGAATCATCATCAAGTTCCGATAATACACCAAACGTTCCTAAAGTTTGACGAGTATTCACATAATTTGCCTTTACAGAAGGCGCATAAGGTGTATACATATCATTCTCTTCGAAACGCTGTTTATCAAACAACTCACGTGCTGTGCGCTGTACCTGAACAATCAGATCATCGAGTGTATAAGAAATATCATCATACACACAAGGACCCGGTTCGTGGGTAGAGGTCAGCAATTCGTAAGTTTTCATAACCTGCTTTTCGACTGCCTTTGAGCTTGGACGTGGCATTCCTTTTTTAAGGTAAAGGATTCCTATCGCAAACTCCAGTCTATTCTTTTTCTTCAGCATACACCTAATGAACCTACCAGCAGAACTTCCAACAAGTTGAAGAGGTTTGTCTTCTTCTTGAA